TGGTATAATTATATAAGAGTATCGAGGGCATTTATTTGTTACTAAGAAAGAATGAAAATAACCGTTAGGCCTAGAGACTCTCTAAGTGCTATTCTCAAGAGATACAATGTGCCTGGGTGGAATACTCCAGCAGTATGGAATAAACTTGCCCCCCAATTAAGGTCAAAGAATCCTAATAGAATATATGCAGGGGAAGTTATAGACCTTTCCCCAGTATTACCACAATCTCAAAAGTCCACACCAGCACCAGCGACTCCAGCACCCACAGCTCCAGCTCCAGCGGCTCCAGCACCAGCAGCTCCAGCTTCAGCAGGGGCTACAGCAGGGCAATCAGCAGCTCCTAAGAGGGTTGCTAATTTTGCTACTGAAGTAATGCCTTTTGAACAATTCTGGGACCCAAACCTAGCAAGGAGTGCCATAGCACAAAGAACAGCCTCTTATTTTGACCCACAAGCCCAAAGGGCTAGGGAAGGAATAGAGAGTGATTTTGCAAGTAGGGGATTAACCAGAAGTTCTCAGAGAGGAAAGGGAGTTATGGACATGATAAGAGACATGGCAGAGAAAGAGCAGACTATGAGAGAGCAATTATACGGAGGAATACAAGGACAGGCCAAAGAAGACTGGGGATTCCAGCAGAAGCTTTATGAAGACAGACCAGACGAATACCAGAAAACAACCTTTGATAAAAGTAATTATGAATACCAGTTTCCAGAAGAAAGTCCTCAGAAATACGCACAATCTTACAGACAATGGTTGAGGAGTACATATAACATTTAAACAAACTAACAATGACAAGTGCCGAGCGTCTTAGACAATATGAGGAGATATTTAATAGGAGTCAACAGTACGACCCTTCAAGATTCCAGAGTGATTTTGAAAAGGCGTATGGAGAGGCTACTAATTACAACAAGGACTTAATAGAGCAAAGGAGTGGGGCAATAGGACAGGCTCAGGCTTTACCTGCTCAATTAAGGCAACAGTATTCTCAGAGTGCAATAAGAAACCCTCTGGCACAGGAAGCTTTAATAGCAACTCAAAGGGGCAATGTTACCTCAGACATTTCAAGGCTTACCGACCTACTTGGAGCAAGGGGTGCAAGGTATGAAGATGTTTTAGGTAAACACTTGTCAGCATATCAAACAGACGCACAAAGGGCCCAAAGGGACGCAGAAAATGCATGGAGACTATACCAAGATGTATTAGCACAAGAAGAGGCTGAGAGGGCAAGAGCACAGGCAGCAGCAGATGCGGCCGCATTGAGGGACCTTATAGCTACTCAGTATGCACCTCCCCCAGGGCCTGTAGAGGAAGAGGATGACCTTGTAATAGACACGGGAGGAAACAACTGGACAAATCAGTATGACGGTCTAGGGCAAAAGACCAATGTATTAAATGCTGTTCCTATGGCGGTTGGGAATTATATTGGAAACAAGGGGAGGCAAAACCCTCAGACTGGGAGAGAAATGACATTTTGGGAGAGATTGCAAGATAGGTTTATGCCGATATTCGGTGGGGGGCGAGGAAGTTCGTGGTAGTTAAGATGATTATGAAATAATATGGCTATATTAAAAGGAGACGCAGCAAGGCAATGGTTGGCACAGAATCCCAATAAGGCCTATAAGGACCTGACTTCAGGAACAAGCGTCCCTAGGCAGCAAAGTGGAATAGAGAAGTTCCTTTATAAGATGAGTTTGCCTCTCAGGACTTTTGTCCCTTCTGCCCAAGAGCTCACTTATACCTTCAAGGACTTGCTGAGTGCAGGGAGGGGAGATTGGGAAACAACAGAGAGGCCAGACAGATACTTTGGTATGAACGAAGAGGAGTCCGAAGCTTTCAAGAGAGACCCATTGAGACAAGGATTAAAAGCAGGGTCAGCCCTTATATCTTATGGTATGCCAACGGGGCCAGCAGCTTCAGCAGTTACCCCTGGTGCAAGGATCGCTAGTGCTGCAGGAAGAAGTGCAATCCCAGGAGCAATGTCAGGATTTGGTTATAGTGGAGAGGGTGAGGAATTAAGTGGCACTTTAACAGGTGGGGCTTTAGGAGGCCTTATAGGAGGTGCTACTCAAGGAATAGGAGAGGCTAGTAGGGCAATAAAGGGAAGAAAGGCGGGGCCAAAGGTTACTGATAGGAATATAAGAGACTTAGGTGCGAGGGGGACGACTATCGACGATGTTGGGGGCTGGGACAAATATAAAAACAAAGGAAAGACCTTTTACGATGAAGCTAATAGGTTAGACCTTCCTGTAGGGGACAGATTCCAGAGGTCGGACACACTCAACGCCATATTAGGAGAAAACGCAGACGAGGTTACTAATATTTTACAGAATTCTCCAGACCAAAGCATTTCTTTCAAGAAGGTGGTTGACAAGCTGAATAATAATCAGAAGTTAAAACTGGCAGGGTTAGACGAGAAGAAGTTTGTAGACACACTTAAAGAGGTTCTTCTTTCTCAGGGAGACGAGGTTTCCGCACCTGCTGCGAAACAGGTTTTAGAGCAATTAGACGATATAGCGGGAGGATTTAACAGGATTTCGGGAGATGTTACAGCACAAAGAGGCCAGATAATTAAAGAGTTTAGAAACGCATTAAGAACAGAGCTCGGGAGACAGATTCCTGCTGTTAATGTTCCTTTGAAGGTTCAGTCGGATTTGCTAGACATAGCGGGAGACATATATAGGCAGACCTCTAAGGACGTTCCTGTGGGAGTTCCTGTCTTGGGATTAAAACTTAAAGGTCCCACCGTCACAAAGGCTGTTGACAGAATTGGGAGTGGGGTACAAAATGTTGCCACCTCTGGAGTTCAACTACCTCAAGGGTTGGGTAACCTAGTTCAGGGTGGTGCAGGAATAACTCAGAGAGCAGTCCCAGGAATAGTAGGTGCGGCTCAATCATTACCAGGAAGACAAGAGCAACCACAACTTGAAGGACTAGGTGGTATGTTACCTCCACAGGAGACGGGGCCACAGATTGACCAAATGGCACTAATACAAGCAGTTCTAAACGGAGATATAAGCACTTCAGAAGCAGACTGGTTAATGGAAATGCTGGGTGGTGGTGCAGGACAACAGGCTATGCCAAAGACAGACTCAGGAAGAAAAGCTATGGTAGCGAGAGATGCAGCATTACAGGCCCTTAATATACTGGAACAAGACCCAAGTGCAGCAGGGAAATTGCAAGGACTAGAAAATATCTTTTACGATGTTACGGGACAGGCCAACACGGCAACAGAATACAAGGCCCAAATAGAAGGATTGAGATCGCAGGTGTTTAATGCCTTAGGTGGAACAGCACTATCTCCAACAGAAAAAGCTCAATACGAGAAGTTCTTACCAAAGCAAAATGACAGCCCAGCACAGGCGAGACAGAAACTACAGATTTTGATTCCTATGATGGAGGCATTAATGGGGGCAGAGGTTCCCTCTCCAGATTCCAACGCAGCTATAACTAACATAATGCCATGGATAGCACAGTAAATTGTTAATTAATTTGACATGCCAAGAAGTCCAGAAACTAAAATTACAGTCCTAGAACTCCAAATGCAAGACGTCAAGAAAGAAGTAGAAGGGTTAAGAAAAGACACGAACGAAGGGTTTGAGAAACTATCAAATAAACTAGATTGCTATGTTACGAAAGAAACCTACAATAAAGAAATGAAGAGTGTAAACGACCGCCTTGCTAAATCTTCTGGCAACTGGGACTGGATTGTTAAAACAGTCATGGCTTTGATTATAGGAGCCCTAGTAACTCAATTGTTAATGGGCTAAATTTTTGAACACCCGAGAGGGTAGGGGAGAGTAGGGGTGGGGGAGGAGTAAAAACCCTATTGAACAGGCATTTTTGAAAAAGGGTATATATACACTAGGAGAGTAGGGGAGATGTTATAATATATAAGTAAATTAAGTCGAGGACTAATGAAACCTATAGTTTATACCTGCGTTTATGGAGATTATGACAACCTCAAACCTCAACCTGATATTGGTGCTGATTATATTTGTTTTACTGACAATCCTAACCTCAAGAGTGAGACCTGGGATATAAGATACGAGCCTATTTACCAACACCTACACCCAAGATTAAGAGCTAAGTTCCATAAGTTAATATGTCCTTTTGACACCCTTTCACTTTTTATAGACGGAAGTATTGAGATAGTAAATCCTAATATCTTTGACGAGCTTTCCAACTTTTTACATAATGGCTGGGCTACATACGTTCACCCTTCAGGGAGGGATTGTATTAAGAGTGAGTTAGTAGAGTCTCTCCCTTTTGAAAAATATGATGGGCAACCTATGCAGGAGCAAATAGACTATTATTTTGACCAGGGTATGCCAGAACACTTTGGCCTCTGGGCCTGTGGAGTTATGTTGAGAGATGGAAAGTTTGAAGACTTTGGAAGTAAGTGGATGTTGGAGAATTTAGCCTGGTCGTATCAGGATCAGCTTTCACTCCCTTACCTCGTATGGAAAGAGAAGTTTCCTTTGGACAGTATCCGCTTAGACCAATATGCATGGCTTAATAGTCCAGGAGAAGAGCTATTTAAGATTTACACTCACAATAAAGATGACTAAGTTAGCGGTTTGCACTTGTGTTTACAACAAGGTTGATTACTTTAGGGAATATCTTTGGTCTTTAAGTAATCAAACCTTCAAGGATTTTACTCTTTATGTCTGGGATGATGGGAGCGAAGAGGATGTTAAAGGGGCAATAGACGAATACAAGGATAAAATAGACATAGTAGCTAAGTATGCAGAGCCTATACACAATATAGGGACTGTTAAGAGTTATGTGGTCAATATGGCCCTCAAGGATAACCCTAAGTATATACAAATGACTGATAGCGATGACCTACTAGAACCCAATATGCTAGAAAGAATGGTAAAAGAGGTAGAAGATACAGGGGCGGACTTTGTAATTTGTGATGGCAAAATCTTTGGAGAAGATGGAGAAAGAAGTATAAGGAACAACCTGAATAGTGACATGGAGGCTGGTCTGGCCATAGAAAAAGGAAACCCTTTTTTTAGTTGGGGACTCTTTAGGGCCGAAGTGTTAAGGGAACAAAACTTTAGGGTAGGTATGCAACACCTAGAAGACTGGGATTTATACATTAGGCTTATAAAGGCTAGAAGGAAGCACTCGATAATTAGGGAAGAGTTATATAATTACAGGACTCATTCTGGGCAATTTCATAAAGTAACCAACAGGGACTTTGAGAAGCATAGAAGAAACTTATGGGAGATAAATAACATTGGGGACAGTAATTAAGTGAGGGACGTAAAGTATGAAGTAATAGACCACCATTCAATGTGGAGTTGGGACCCACCAAACGCTCCTGAAGAACAGGCTGAAATTGTTTTCGTCTGGAATGACTTTACTATGGAGGGGAGTGTTAAAAGGTGGCAGAAAGAAGGAAAGAAGGTTATTGTTTTCGAGCATGGTTGGAACTCCTTTTTTGACTACGAGGTAAACAAGAAACCATATATGGCGGACGGATACCTTGCACTAGGAGAAAACTCAAAGGCCAGTTTAATGAGGTGTGGAATCCCTGAAGACAAAATCCTTGTTGCAGGAAACAGAAACTTTGAGAACCTTAAATCACAGAAGAAAGAACATGAGCGGCCTAGGGTTTTGTATACTGCTCTCCACTGGTTTAGCGATAGAACTGTTTACAATAGCGATAAACTGAAAGAGATCGTTAGGGTTCTTGGTCTAAGTGCAGATATTACTGTTAAAACCATGTCAAACACCAGAATTAACATCCCTAATGGGGTCGGTGCTTGGTTTACAAATGTTCATAGTAATAGAAATCTTTTCAAAGAAATAGCACAGGGCCTGTCTGACTACGACATTGTCCTTACTCCAAAAGAAAGCACCTTCGACTTTATAGCGTTATTGATAGGGAAGGAAGTCTTTAGAGTTGGCCACGGAGAGGAATACAGAGGGGCAAAAGAGGATAAAACAAGGAACATACTGCCACTCTCAGAAATATCTCCAGATTTACTAACAAGAGAAGGGGAGTTATTAGTGGACTTAAAGGATGAATTAAGTCCTAGTTTAGACCTAGAACAGGTCTTGGAATGGGTTTTAAAAGGGGTGGTATAATATATAGAGGTTAAATTAAAATCCTAAAACTGTGGCAATATTAAAGTCAGGTCAGGAAATAGGAGTCTGTGTACATCATTCTGTATATACTCCTGCGAAGAATATATCCGAACTTAGAAATCAAGCGTCACTCTTCAATAGTTGGCATAAAAGCAAGAGTTGGGCTGAAGATACAAAAACCCCAAGTGCATACCCTTACATTTCATACCATTACTTAATGGCTACTAATGGAGAGATGTTAAAAGTAACTGATGAAAAGTATGTCAAGTATCACGCAGAGGATAATTTCAGAAAAGGCCTAAGTTTTAATCTTCATGGAATAGCAGTTTGCTTAACAGGAAATTATGAAAACGACAAACCAACCGACGCACAAATGAAAGCTCTTGTTGAGTTTATCAGGGACGTACAAAGAAGATATAAAATAGACGCTATGGTTAGGGGCCACAAAGAGACGAGTGCAAACCCAACGGCCTGTCCAGGAAAAAACATTGGGACCTCTAAAAGTGGTTGGCTAAAACAAGTGATTACAAATGTGAACGACAAAAACTACCCACCCGTTGTGAAACCTCCGGAGCCACCAGTTCCCCCGGGACAAACGGAATGTGAGAAACAGGTAGAGAGCCTTAAAGACGAAATACTTACCTTAGAATCGATTACAGAAACGCTGGAGGCCGAAAAAGAGACACTCATTACTCAGAACGTAGAATTGTATGGGGACATTAGCAGTCTTGAGGCCGAGCTGCTAGAAAGTAGGGTTGAGTTGGGAGATTTACAAAACAAGTTTGAATTATTACAGATTAACTTCAACAGGGTGGAAAGAGAGAAGAATGAAGCAATTGCAAAATTGAAGGAGTGTGAGACTGGTGAGGGTCAAGGGGCCAACCTTAAATTGTTTATAATAGAATTATTACAGAAGTTAGGACTGTTAAAAAAGTAAAAGATGTTTTGAGGGAAAATGAGAATGAAGTGATGTATTTAGCAATGGTGTTTAGTGTCGTTGCGTGTGCTATTTTAATTATAATATTTTTAATTCAATCATGAGTAAAGAAAAACTCAACTACTTGATAGAGGCTTTCCTTTGGAGGTTCATTAATACACTAAAGGCAAGTTGGCTTCCTGCTACTCTCCTGGCATTACTAACCGAGTTAGAGAATGTTGGAGACCTATCTGCACTAGCAGATGTTAATGTTTGGCAGAAAGTTGCTTATGCTGGTGTGGTTGCAGTATTGACCTCTATTTTAGCAGGATTAGATAAAGTTCAAAGAGAAAATATAAGACTACAGGAATAACTAACTTTACGCCCCAGATCATGGCAAGGAGGAAAGCGAGTAAGAGGAAGCGAGGACGACCTAAGGGAAGTAAGAATAAACCCAAGGGACCAGTAACTAAAATAAAAATACCTAAGAAGATGGAAGGCATATATACCTCACCGAGCGAGAAGGACTTTAAAAGCAAAGAGGACATTAAGATAGAAAAGATGTATAAGGGCAACGTTTCTGTAGAATACCCAGACAGGTATATAACGGAGTTATCTTTTGACGAGCTTAATGAGGAAATGATAAGAAGAAGTCGTTTAAGAAAAAAGGTTGAGTTAAAGGAATATGAGACCACTATAGAGATAGAGACAGATAGGCCTATTGGAGTAGTTTGGTGGGCCGACCAGCATGTTGGGGGACAATTTGTTGATTATGAGAGACTTAAATGGGAGGCTGACGAGATAAAGGCAAACCCCTATTTAAAGATTGGTCTTGGTGGGGACTTCAGTGACTCTTTTGTGTGGCTTCCAGCTGCTTTTGACGACGTTGCAAACCTAACAGAACAGAACTTATATCTTTATAGGTTGATGGAGTATGTCGGGTGGGACAAGATACTTTTCTGTGTCATTGGTAATCACCCAAAGTGGTCTAGGAGGAGTGGGTTAGATGGCTACGACGAGATGAGGAGGAGAGTCCCCGTTTTTGAGGGTGTAGGAACTGTAGACTTACAGGTAAACGGAATTTCTTATCTTGGGGCAATTATACATAAAGCAAAGGGGACTTCCTATCTTGACCCTAATTTCGGTGGAAAAAGATTTCTACGAGAAAATGATGGCTATGACTTTGTAATGACAGCACACAACCACGAGGGGGGTTCTCAAACTATTAACAGAAAAGACACAAAAGGGGCGAGAGAGGTGGCCCTATTAGCAGGGAAGACCTTTAAAGAAACGGACGATTTTAGTGATACTCAAGGATTTAAGAAAAAAACGGGAGTTGGGCTTGGGAGTAATGGAATAATATTTGACCATAAGAAAAAGAGTATGTTACCAGTAAGTTCCTTTAATAAATTGTTAGACTATATTTAGGATTAGGTGTGGAATCGAGATGGTCAAGTTAAGAATTGCACATTGTCAAGTTAATCGACACTTCAGAATTAGTACATAAAGTGTATCAATTCTAAAGCATACGAAAAAACGTATAAAAAAGTATAGTAATTCCAAAGCATACGGAGAAACGTATGGTAAAGAAACAGAAGCTACTTAAAAATTAAGGAATTTGTGTGTATCCTGTAATAGAAACCACATAAATTTGGCGTGTTTTATGGAGTAAGATACACAAATTAGGCCTAAATTGTACATATAGGTACAAGATGGGTAATTGAAGATTGACTAGGGACACTTAGTGAGTCTTGAATACTCAAGCTCTTTACAAACTGGAGTAAACAACTAGAGACTAGAAACGAGGTGAGGACTTGTCTAAGAATAACAAGCACGATTGGAAGAAAGTTGTTAAGCAAGAGCAAAGCTATATTTGCCCTGTGTGTGGTAAAAAGGGAACAGATAAGTCACTTAATATCCATCACAAACGGCCAAAATCTAAAAATGGGAGCAATTCACGAGGAAATGTCGTAGCATGGCATGTCTGGTGCCACAGGGATTATCACTCTATGTGGGGAAACCATATATCAGATGATTTTGGAAATCCAGTTTAAAAGAAAGGGGGAGATATATTTTTATTTGGAGGAACATAACTCTAATTATATAACCTCCCCCTCGTATTTTTGATATAATTCCTTATGCCAAGAAAAAATCCAAAACTATGGTATTCCACACATAAAGAGGAGGTCCTAAAATACCAAAAAGAATATCAGGAGAAAAATAAAGAGAAAATAAGGGAAACTAAAAGAAGATGGAGAGAGGAAAATAAAGCTGAGTTGAAAAAGAAAAAACACCAATACTATCTAGAAAATAAAGAGAAGATAAGCAACCAAAAAAAGGAATGGGTAAAAGCAAATAAAGAGAGAAAGAAGGAAACTGACAGGAAATGGAGAGAACAAAAACTAAGGGAAAACCCAAGATATTTTACAGATAAAAAAAGGGAATGGATTAAAAAGAACCCAGAGAAACACTCCATTCACCTAAGAGTCCAAAAATATAAAAGACGAGCTGCTGGGTGTAGAAATAACGAGAAGGGCAGGATGTCTAAAATTTTCAGTGACCTCGTTCTCGAGAAACTCAGAGAGCAAGAATATTCCTGTTTATACTGTGGGACGGATATCAAAACAACATACACGATTGACCATATAGTTCCGATTTCTAAGGGTGGCAAAAACGAGATAGAAAACATAGACTTGGTGTGTAGTCACTGTAATTCGCTTAAGGGAGTCAAGAGTAAAGAGGAGTTTTTATTACTCAGTCTGGACACTTAGTCCGTCACATTTAAGTATACTCCCCCTTCTAATCCTATAACATATTACTAAGACCCTAGATTTTTAGTTGACAAGTTTTTAAAAGTTTTGTAAGTTATATTTATGAAGAAGTTCAGGACAATTTCAAAAAAGAATAATGACATAGGGAGGTGGTTTTCAGTCCTGAACTCACGCCTCCCTTTTTTATTATTCAACTACTTTCCAGCTGGTCTAAGACAGGGGCTGGGTTGTACCTATTTTCACAGAGGTTTCCAAGTAAGACGGGTAAAAGCTGCCTTTATGGTGAGCTAACGGCACTGCTCTCTTTGAAATTGACACATGCTTGTACAGTAGTAAAATAGTGCAAGTGAACAGAATAAATAGCGAAAGCGACCTGTTAATACACTGAGGAGAAAGAGAGACTAAAGGGTTAAGGGTTCTTCTGCCCTCCGACATACTGGTAGAGCCAGTCCCTGAAGTGAAGTGAGGAAGCTCGAGTTTTCGGTTAAGTTTCCAAGATAGCTAGTTTAATTATAGGAAGTAGTTAAGCTAGAAGATTTAATATTATATTCCTGTGGTCTATTTACTGAGACTAGAGGAGAAAGAGAGGAAAATGAGGAAAGAGGGATGGATTGATTACAAAGAGTATCTTGAGTCGGACATTTGGAAAAAGAAGAGAGATAAGATGGTGGCCGAGGCAGGGGAGTGTGAGATATGTGGGGCAACTTCTAACCTGGTTGTACATCATCTAAGATATCAATATAAAAGCGGTCGTTCAGTTTTGGGAAGGGAAAGAAAAACGGATCTTGCTGTGTTGTGTTGGGATTGTCACAAGAGGATGCATGAGGAGTATGGCAGGGGTGCAAGTTTTGGGAGGAGAGAAATAGAGGAACAAAAAGGAACCTGGTTGATATGCCTTAGTGATGGTTTAGTAATCCCCACAAGCAAAATGGTAGTAGACATGTTTGAGAAATTATCCGAATATGATTACATTAAGTGGGGGAGAATTATTTTCAACAGAGAACAGATAACAATGTTTGTAGAAAAGGAAGCTTACAAAGACTTATTAGCTTACAGAAAGAAGTTTGACAAGGAAGTATAATTAAATTTTAAACAATAATTAACATGAAGAGATCACTAGCAAGTCAGGGTATAGAAAAGATATACCAGGTGAAGCAATACACAGAGTTTCCTTTTAAGAAGGATACAGACCCCATCATAAAAGAGTATGACCATATTAAAGAAGCTAGGCAAGGTGTCAAGTATTTTGAAAGGAGAACACTTAACAACAACAGATACTACGTTATGGACGACCCTCACGATTACAAGGAGGCTACAGAAGAGCAGGAGGCTAAATGGAATACAGCCTTAATTAACTGTGGACTCAGATAGAATAATTAAAATGTTCGAGGAAATAGGAATGGAGGAACCTAAAAAGACATTTACGCCCTACACAGAGCAATTCAAGATAGAACTTGGCCCGGCCAAAAGAGCAGAGAACTGGGTCAGAGAAACCTTGGAAAAGGACTTTGGAATTGTATTGGGTGCAGATGATACGGAGGTTCACTACGATTTACTCATAAGAAAAACAGGCAAAAGAGTAGAGGTTAAGTATGACAAGGGGAGCAAAGCAACAGGAATGTTAGCAATAGAGTTGGAAAGCTATGGCAAATACAAGGGGATATTAAGAAGTAAGTCCGACTTCTACGCAATAGTTTGCTACGACCGGGACTGGAGCGAGATCGTGGAGGGTGTTAAGAAGAAGGGAATGTGGATTTGTATTATCATTCCGACAGCTTATTTAAGAGAAATGGTAACTAAAAAGCCCTACAAAGAGGTATACGGAGGGGACAATAAAAAGACTAAAATGGCCTTGGTTCCGCTAGAAGATGTAAGGGAAGCCTCATCTAAGATTTATCCTATAATAAAATAATTGACTAAAACACTTGACACGCCACTTGCATATGCTATAATTCTATTAAACATATTAAATTATTAACTAAATAAATATGCAAATACTGCTTAACAAAAGGAACCACAAGATGATGCTTGTGTCTCACAAAGACGAGGTATCAATGGTGAGTTGGGTTCCTGGTCAGTCCGCAAAGGACAAGTTTATCACAGGAGTTAGGACAGAGATTCTAGGAGAGAAGGAAGCACCAGTCTTTTTAAGAAGATTTGTGAGGATCCTTCAAGGTAACGGATATAAGATTAGTTTTGAAAAATAACAATGAGTATACCAAAAGAGTTTATACAGAGTATACAGGGGAAGGAGTTTGTTAAATACGAGGGTTTACTAGACCTCTTCCATAAGAACGGAGGACAATCAATCACCACAGAGTTAGTAAGTAAGAAGTTAGGAGAGGAGACGTTCTTTATATTCAAAGCAACAGTATCTGGAGAGAGAGGACTTTACGAAGGATACGGAGATGCTTGTAAAGGAAATGTAAACTCAATGATTGTCAAGCACATGATGAGAATGGCTGAGACAAGAGCGAAGGCTAGGGCATTAAGAGACTATAACAACATAGGCATAGCCGCTGCTGAGGAGTTAGACTAATTTAAAATAATCGAGGAATTAAAATGAAAACTATAAAACAACAGTTCGCAGAAGAGATAGCTAAGTTCCATAGGGAGTATGGCTATAATCAGAAGTTAAGAGACCAGATACAGAAAGATTTAAAAGACCAGGATCAGACAGAGATGTGGGAATTAGAGGACGCAATAGCAGACTTTAAAACTAAATTTAATCCTTACACAAATGAAGAATATCTTTAGGGATAAGTTAGGAAAGTTTAAGTCTTTGAAAATCAACTTACTAGACGGGCAAAGAAGAGGTGAGGTTGTATTTAGAAGAGTGTTTTTGTTAATAGTTCTTTACATAATAGTAATGCTTGTATTGAAATTAGTAACTACTAAACCAGAAGAGCAAATGGAGATTAAAGAGGTAGAGGCAGGGGAAAGGATAGTTTGGGAAGGCGATCAGAAGATAAGATACACAGAAGACGGAGAGAAGAGATATATATACCAGGATTATGTCCCTAGTCCCGAAGAGGCAGAAGAAGGGGTTGAAGTTTCAGGCAAGGGAATAGTTGACGACAGCGTTAGAGAGTATATTAAAAGTTACGGAGGGAAGATAGACGACGGCTACCTATCTCTTTTAAGAGAACACTGTAGCGAGGAAGCAGTAAAGGTAGTCGTTGCTGTCTCAGTAGCAGAGACCAGTATGGGTAAGAATACAGACAAGCAGAGTAATTACTGGGGATATTTTTACAAGGGGGATAGACAGTATGACCCAAGTAGGGAGGAGATGGCGAGGGTTATATGTGCAGGGATAGAAGGTCATTATATGGACGTGGCGGATAACTACAATAGTGCTAGAAAGTATACCGGGGGAGACAGGACGGCCGTCTGGATGAACAATGTTAAGGTAGCCCTTGCTCAGATGTAGTTTTAATTTAGTATAGAGATTTATGAAAGAAGTTTGGAAAGAGGTTTTTGATAACAAGTATTACCTAGTGAGTAACAAAGGGAGGATAAGAAGTCTGTTTACAAATAAGGAAAGAAGTCCGTTTACAACTAAAAAGGGTTACAAGAGGGTAGGTCTTTATTATTACGAAAAGGGTAGGGATGAGGGGGAGTTAGATAAGAGAGGAAGAAAGAGAAAAACGCTGAAAAGATATGGGATGGAGGGGGTCCAGAAGAACAAGTTGGTTCATCAGTTAGTGTTGAGGACTTTTACAAAAAAACCTGAGTGGGCGACGATGGTAAATCATAAGGATGGCGATAAAAAGAATAATTCTCTTGAGAACCTGGAGTGGTCAACTAATTCTAGGAATATGAGGCATGCTTATAAGAACGGGTTGAATAAGAGGAGGAGTGGGGAGGAGTCGGGGAATAGTCGTTTAAAGATAGAAGAAGTTAGGGAGATTAGGAAGAGGATAAAAGAAGGAGATTCAGATACAACGATAGGAAGAGACTACGATGTTACTGCGGCCAATATATATAGAATACGGAAAGGCCAGACCTGGAAAGGTTGGGAGTAACGATCGCACTAGAGAGTATGTAGCTCTTTACAACTAGGGGATAGGCCGAAGGTGAGGCCGATTTGGGAAAGTGGGTCTTGGGCTGAATAATCAATAGGCTCAAACTATCCCCTGAGACATGGAGGGGAAATAGACCATCAAATTAGTAATTGGACTTCCCTGTCCAAACCCTAACTCTACTCTCTGTAGGGAATAGGGAGTACCTAATCAGTATTCATAAAAACCTATCCCTACAAGGTAGAGAAAATAAGGTGCAATTCCTTACCCCTCCAGAACAGGCTCACAAGGTCTCTAGGCAGTATTCCTTGTGGGTCTATCCGATGGTCTTGGCTTCACCTGTTCTGTTTTTACCTTTACAGACAGGAGGCGAGGGCTATCGCATAGGCTTAGATAGCTGAGTATAGTTGGTTGAGTTCTGGGCATAAGCCGATAAACCGAAGCGGGACACCGATTGCCAACCGACTATGCTGAGTAATTTAAAATTAAAACAATAGAGTATATGGAGAAGAAGGAGGTTTATGAGATTGTATTCCTTAATGAGGACTGTGATACATTCTGGGTAAGTGAGGATGATGTTTTGGATGAAGAGGGGGCATATCTGAAAGTGGTTGAGATGTGTATTGAAATTGGTATTGACTTGGAATACTATCCAACTCCTCGGTCGTTGAAGATATTAAATGGACATTGGGAGCCAAGAGGAGGAGACCCTGTAGACGGAGAATTGTTTGTAGAGAAAGACGGAGAAGATATATGGTATAGATTTAATAGTTAGTTAATTTTATTTATATAGAGATATGGAGAAGAAAGAGATAATTTGGATATGTGCAGAGTGTGGTAAGAAATACGGAAACAGAGAGTGTGGCATAGCAACTTGGCACGAAGATATTTGTGATATTTGTGGTAAGAAAACATTGGTAACAGAACCAAGGGATTTTGGATATATAAATAAAAAGAAGTTATCTAAATTAAACAATAAGTAATATGTGGTGTACAGGTGGATTGCCAGATAAAAATTGGTTTTGGGATGGAGTTAAAACTGCTTCTAATATTACACACACAATAGAGTTTACGGTTAATTTATTAAACAAATAATAATATGGATAAGAAAAGTATGGATGAGGAAATAGAGAAGATAGGGAAAGTCCGAAAGTTGATTGTGGCAAAGCATGGTAAAGAAATACAGAAGAAGATAGATGTTGTTGGTGCTATTAAATGCCCTTATTGTAAAGGAGATATCTATTATGGAATGGCAAATAGTATAAATGGACATATTCATGCTTTTTGTGAGAACGGGTGCGTTGATTGGGTAGAATAATTAAATTAAATAAATAAGTATATGGAGAGAGAAGACAACATATTGACCAACAAGAAGATAAGTGCGGAGAATATAGAGTGGGGGGAATACGGCGAGAGGGTTGACAACGACTATTACAAGAGTTTACAAAAGGATTTAACAATACTTAACATAGCATTTGGGATGTCCCTTCTGACTCTGTTTGTTATGGGTATTTTAATTGTTACAGTGTTAATATGACCAGTTATCCAATAGAACTGAAGAACTACAACAGGAGAGCGGATCGCAGTATATCCTTCAGGGCAGACTCTCTTTTAGAAATAGGGAGCAAGGAGATAGCCAAGATTGATGGACACATAGGAGATGTAGGGTTTTTAGTTTTAACAGACGCTCATAACCTAGACAATATTGATGTAGACGAGATACTAGAAGGACTTCCGGAGAATGACCTGTATGACAACCACAAGACTCCAAGTCAGAGGTTGAGGAATGTGTTGTATGTGAGGCTAGAACAGAAACTAGGAAGGAAGCCAGAGAAAGAGGAGTTTGCTATTTATTACAAGAATCAAATGGAGGGGCTGATAAATAAGTTTAAAGAGGAATTAGAATGAGAGAGATTAAATTCAGGGTGTGGAGTTCAGAGTCTAAGAAGATGTATTTACCTAAGAAGGGTTGTGATTTCCTAGTAAGGATTGATGGGGAATACTTTGTAGACGAAGATATAGTTGAGAATGTAGGACTAATATCAGTAAAGAGAGAGGACTATATTCTTATGCAATACACAGGACTAAAAGACAAGAGTGGTCAGGAGATATACGAGTTGATGGAATTAAATGGAAAATATAAGGTTGTTTACATAGCACCATCATATGTCTTGTATGATATATCAACTGGTGATATAATAGAGTATGAAAAACAAAACAAATATGAGATTACTAGAGAATACTCGCCGTTACAGAAGAACGAAGAAAGGTGTATTGACGAATATATATTACAAACAAAAGGAAAGAAGTATGATTAAAGGATATCCAGAACCAAACTATACACTTGGTGATTTGCACAATAAGTATTTAACAGATGGTAAATTTTCCAGGTTATACAATGAGTGGGTAAGAAGTGGATATCAAAAACAATATAAGCCAACGCTAGATAGAATTGATTGCAAGAAGCCATATTCATTAGATAATATACATCCGCTAAGTTGGGCAGAGAATAGGTATAAACAAAGGTGGGAGTTAAAAAGAACAAGGGCTAGAAAGGTGTTTATGTTGAAGGGGGATAATGTGGTTAAAGAGTTTAATAGTGTTACCGAAGCAGTTCGGAAGACGGGGCTACACCAGGGAAATATAAGTAGTTGTTTAAGTGGGAAAAGAAAGACAACTGGTGGCTACAAATTCTCTTATGAGAACCCTAATTTGTTAAAGGAGGAGAAATGAACAAGAAAGACATGCAAAATTATTGGGAGGAGTTGCAATACAGGGAAAAGAAGATTTTAGAGTTGAGGTTTGCCTTGAAGGGAAAACCCTTTCTAACATTACGAGAGGTTGCAGACGAGTTTGGGGTGACTAGGGAGAGGATTAGGCAAATTGAAGCGAAGGGGCTAAAGAGGGTGGGGTGGAGGATGATAAAGGATGGGAGAATAAAGGATTTTGGTGAGTTTAGAGAGGAAATTAAACAGTTAAGAAAAGTTGCGAAGGAGGAGAAATGATAATAACACTACTAATAGTTTGGTTGCTAAGTGCATTGTTTAATATTCCGTTTTGGACAATGCTGTTAATAACAGTTTTAATTTTAATTTTATTTAGGAGATAACATGATAGAGAAAGAAGGCAAGAAATACTACTCCATGAACGAGGTCAGTAGAATGACGGGTGTTCATCTCATAACAGTCTACAGGAGAGCCAGGACACGAGATGTTGAGGTTATTGAGCACGAGGGCAAGAAATATCTGAGTGAAGATTCATTTGATATAATAAAGAAAGTAGGAAGCCCTGGAAGACCTCCAAAAGAGGAGATTGACAAAGCGGTCGATATAGGTTAAATTACTTAATAACGTTTCAAAATCTAGAAATGCCCCGAAAGCCGAGCAAGAAGACATATAAAAAGAATTGGAGAAAGTACAATGACTTGTCTGGGAGAAAGTTTGGAAGGCTACTGGTTATAGAAAGAGATTCCTCAAAAGAACACCCCCGACCTTATTACAGATGTTTGTGTGACTGTGGAAATGAAGTCGTGGTCTGTGGTACTTCCTTAACAAGAAGGAGGGGTTTTTCTAGGAGCTGTGGATGCTGGAATCGAGACTCAAAGAGGCTTTTGGAGGGTGAGGCTTGTCGTAATGCCTTACTAAGGAGCTACAAGAACTCTGCAAGGAAAAGGGGCTTATCATTTGAGTTAACAAGGGAAGAATTTTTCAAAATAACATCTAAAGACTGCTTTTATTGTGGGGGGGAACCATCCTCTACTTATAGGAAACACAGGGGTTATGGTACTCATATTTACAATGGGATAGATAGGGTGAACAATAAAGTCGGTTATACACTGAAGAATTGTGTTTCGTGCTGTTCGATTTGTAATCTGATGAAAAGGAACCTAACTCTCCAAGACTTTCTTGAGCACATTGAAAATATTTATAATGAACAAGTGATATGGGAGGAAAAGTAACTAAAACATCGACAGGGAAGAGACTTGACAGGTTGTGGTCAAAGGTTGTTAGGGAACAGGCTGGAAATAAATGTGAGGTTTGTGGAGTAAGTGGAGATGTTAAGGTTTTAAATGCCCATCATTATATAGGAAGAAAGAACAAGAGGTTGCGATGGGAGTTGTTTAATGGAGTTAGTTTGTGTTATCAGCACCATGTAGGGGGAAAGGAGAGTGCCCATGAAGACATAGAGTGGTGGAAAAAGTGGTTTAAAGAGAACAGGGGGGAGGATCTCAAGTTAATTATGAGTGTAAAGGATGAAATCCAGAAGTGGACTATTGAAGACATGAAAGAAAAGTTAAAAGAATTAGAGGAGGAGTTAGAATCTAGTTAATTTTAGTTTCTGCCCAAATGAATAAGACCGAGGCCCGTTTTAGCACAAGTAGCGAGGGGATAGCTTCTTTTATGCTATGGCACTCGGTTTATCCTGACAAGCTTGCAGAACTCTCTACTGGTCCGGTATTGCTTTTCTTTAAGGACAAAGACTACAATGGTATAATATACAAGTACTGGAAGGGTGAGGCCATACCAATGTGTGAAATGGCGGAATGCCTAGCAGTAGTCCAGAAGATATTTAGACTAGGCACAATAGACAATGATTGGTTCTTTGATATGTGGGACGAGATATACGATATAAGAGGAGACTACAAAGACCAGGGCAACCTAAGCTTACTAGAAGAAGACGATGACGATTAGTAAATCATTTACAAGAGATATATACGACCCAGAGAGAAGAAAGAAATACTTAGAAAACTACGAGAGAATCTTTGGTAAAAAGGATAAGTTAGGAGAAGAACTACATGAAGAAGTTAAAAAGAAGCAGAAGAGTAAATAACCTATAGTTCCAAACAATGGCAAATACAGAAGTGCAAAGAAAAAGTGAAAACAAGGGGATACAGACTACTGTTGATAGGGAGTTCTTTGTTCTTTATTGTGAAGAGAGGAATCAACTCAAGAAGAGCATGGACAACCTTATTGACTTAGCAGACAATGCGGAAGACCCAAGGATAAGGGCAGACGCTAACAAGTATATAATCAGTCAGTTAATAGGTAATGCTAAACAGGCAACGGAGATAGACTCTGTAGGTGGAGTAGAGATTATAGTTAAGTCGGGGATTTTAGATGACAAGAATAAAGACAAAACAGATAAGTCTTAATCTGTGGTATCCAGAGTTTATCAAACCTGCTTTACAGGACACTTCTCATATAACAGTAATTCCAGCAGGGAGACAGATAGGAAAGACTTACAACACAGCCCAGTGGTTAATAGACGAAACTATGAAGATAGGGGAGCAAACCTTGTGGGTTGATACTGTGCATGGGAATATTGACAAGTATGTTCAGAGGATATTTTTACCAATACTAAAGCCTGTTCTCAAGTATGTGAAGTGGAACGAGCAAAAGAAGATATTGGAGTTGCCAAGGGGAGGGATAGACTTTGGTTCTTCTCAGAAACCTGAAAACCTAGAAGGATTTAACTATCCACGATCAGTTCTTAATGAGGCTGGACATATTCTTAAAAAAGAGTCTCTTTGGTATAACACCCTTGGGGCCATGATTAAGGATACTAACAATCAGACTAAGGTTATAGGGACTCCAAAGGGGAGAGGATTGTTCTCTAAACTCTATGAGAAAGGGTTAGCAAAAGAAGACGGCTATGCTTCCTACAGATATACTGTTTACGATTCTCCATTCTGGACACAGGAGCAGATAGAAGACTTGAGGTTAGTTACCCCAGCAGCGATATTTAACCAAGAGTATTTAGCTTCTTTCGAAGACTTTGTAGGGCTTATTTACCCCGACTTCAATCACGAGAGGCACATGACTTCCTACCCTGAAAAGGATGTAAGAGATATATATTTCATTGGTATTGATATAGGATGGACTAACCCAACTGCGATACTTCTAATGAAAGAAGATATAAACCACAACCTTTATGTGTTAGACGAGATACAGGACGTTTCCCTTGACGCTGCTGGAATATCCAGACAAATACAAGCTATTCTTGTTAGAAACAATGTGAAGAAGCCAGACATAAGCTCCTTCATTATTGACCCAGCAAGTAGGAAGACAGAAAGCACAAGCACTATGTCTATCTTTGACCAGTTAGTAGAGGAAGGTTGGCCATTAGTATCTGGGAACAATGATGTGTTAGCAGGTATCAGTAGGGTAACAAGACTACTAAAAGAAAACAAACTATTCTTTACTAATAAGTGCGAGAAGTTAAGGCAGGAGATAGAGGAGTATCATTGGAAAGAAGTCCCAGAAGACTCAGACCAGGACAGGAATAGGCCGTTTAAGGTTAAGGATCATAGTTTAGATGCGATGAGGTATATCGTAATGAGCAGACCAGACTACTTCGAGCACCCAAGACTAGACGATTACGGAAGGGTTATTAGTGATACAGAAGACATTACATACCAAGACCCAGAGCAAGACGATGTTATTGACTTTTTAGACGAGGGTGGAGACTTAATGGAGGACGGAGGTTCAATTTACTGATATAATTAACTATGAGGCTACTGCTCGGAGATTGCAAGACAAAACTAAAAGAACTAGAAGACAACAGTATAGACGCTATTGTAACAGACCCACCCTATGAACTAGGTTTTATGGGTAAGGATTGGGACAATACAGGAATAGCTAACGATACAGAAATGTGGAGAGAGTGTTTAAGAGTTCTAAAGCCAGGTGGGTACTTACTCTCTTTTAGTGGAACTAGAACTTACCACAGAATGGCAGTAGCGATTGAAGGCGCAGGGTTTGAGATAAGAGATATGATTGAATGGGTGTATGGTTCAGGGTTTCCTAAAAGTCATAACATAGGTAAGGCTGTTGATAGGTTACAAGGGAATGAGAGAGAGAAAGTGGGTTATAAAAAAGGGCAAGGTAATATTCCAAATGATAGGGGTAAATGGGGTTTAAAATCTAATACACCTGTAAAAGTAACTAAAGGAACTTCTGAATGGGAAGGATGGGGGACAGCTCTTAAACCTGCACACGAACCTATCTGTATGGCACGGAAACCTTTAAGCGAAAAGACAGTAGCAGAGAACTGTTTGAAGTGGGGAGTAGGTGGAATAAATATAGATGAGAGCAGGATAGATAAGCCAGAAGGTGATGAAAGTGGCTGGAGTAAAACTGGGAGCAAAGCTGGAGAGAATAGGGCAATGAGTGGTGCTAACTACGAAAGAGATGCAAAGCCAGATTGTGCCAAAAGATTCCCTGCAAATTTAATCCATGATGGTAGTGAAGAAGTAAGAGAGTGTTTTCCTGAGACGATAAGTAAGTGGGGGAAACAGAAAGGTTACAAAGGAAGTTCTATGTTCTTAGGAAATAAGGCTAAGTGGGAAGGAAGCAATGAGTTCACAGGCGACTCAGGTTCAGCATCTCGTTTCTTCAAATCAATAATCTACCAAGCAAAAGCAAGTAAGAAAGAAAGGAATATAGGGTGTGAGGGGTTGGAGGAGAAACACCCAAGTGAGGTTACTGGTAGAAAAGTTGGGAGTGCTGGTGCACAGAATGGTGGTTATGCAGGTATGACAGAAACCCCAAGGGCTAACATACACCCAACAGTTAAACCTATTGCCCTTATGGAATACTTAATCAATATGGTAAGTAAAGAAGGACAGGTAATACTAGACCCTTTTATGGGTTCAGGAACAACAGGTATGGCTTGTAAGAAGTTGGACAGAGAGTTTATAGGAATAGAAATGATGGAAGAGTATATGGAAATAGCCAAAGCAAGGATAGAGGGGGTCGAGTTATCTGAGGAGGAAATTATGGAAAGGGATCAGCTAAGTCTAGTGTGATATAATTATATATATGGAACTAATGTTAGCAATCATAGCAGGAATAGCGGTGTTGGGCTTAATAGCCATGGGAATTGTTATTGTTATTACTTCTAAACAGGAAAGAGAGAGTTTACACCAGTTAATTAAGAGTAAGGATTTGGTAGAGTATGTATCAGCACAGGACGATGAGGATGAAGAACCAGAGGAGCCAGAGGTAGAGATAGACATTACAGACATACCAGTTTTAACAGAAGAATCGAGGGAATAAGTTTACATAAAGAGCTATGGCAATTAAAGACGCTGTTAAGGGCTTAATGGGAAAGCCAGAAAGGGAGAGCGAGGAGCAATACGACGAAACATACTGGTTAGAATACACAGACGCCAAGTTTCAAGAGAGCAAGAATTTTAGGAGTTCTAACATTGAGCGACAGTGGTTTATCAATGACGCTTATTACAGAGGGTGGCATAATGTTAAGTACAACAAGGACACAGGCAAACTCAGTTGGGGTAGTAAAGACCCATTGGACTTTCAGATTAACCAGGTGTATTCCATTTGTAGGGCTATTAGGGGTGCTGTAACAAGGACTCAGCCTACATGGGATGTTGACGCTTTGCCTTACGCTACCGTTGAGCCAGAATCTTCACAAGTATTGGGACAGTATTTAGCCTTTGTTTATGACAAGTTAAGAATGAAGCAGTTAGTTAAGAAGGCTGTTTTATTTGGTTTGCTTTATGGACAGGGAATATTCCAGTATGGTTACGACGCAGAAGCAGACAATGGGGAAGGATTGCCATGGGTGCAAGTCCTAGACCCATTTGACACATATATTGACCCTTACGCTACGGATATAAGGAATGCAAGGTATGTGGTTAAAGTAATATCAAGACCTAAAGAGATAGTAGAGCAGAATCCTAACTACGACCAGGAAGCTATAAAAGACTTATCCTCAACAAACAAGACTTCCGAGAGTATGTATAAGGAGCTTATTAACACTAACACTAATGACACTACAGCCACAGGAGATAATATGTTACTTCACGAAACATGGTGTGTTACCAAGGAGGGTATAAGAGTAATAACAACCTGTGACGGAAAGATACTAAGAAATGAATTGACCAACTTTAAGAAGCTACCTTTTGAGTTATACTTCCCAGACATTAACCTCAACGAGATTTATGGGGAAGGTTGGGTTAAGAACATAGTGCCTCTAAATAAGGCATTAAATTACTTAGAGAAGTCTATACTCGAATACAACATACTCTTTAGTAAGGGTAAGTATATAACCGACAGTAATTCGGGCATTAAGATAATCAATAACAAGAACGGGCAGATACTAAGGCACAAACCAGGACACAACATACAGCAGATGGACATGAAGCCGATGAGTTCAACGCCATTCAAGCAAATAGACAACCTGAAGGATTATATGCAAAACATAGGAGCGGCTCACGAGGCGTTTATGGGTAAAGCTCCTCAGGGAGTAACAGCAGGGATAGCCTTTGACACTCTAGTAGCTAACGCTTACACCAACATAGTAGACTTAATAGACAACCTAGCCGACTCTTTAAGCAGACTTGGGGAAGATATATTGAATCTAGGTTATGACTACCAGTTGATTACCAAGCCATTCAGAACAGAAACAGGAGATGTTTACTCAGTTATTAGTGGACAAGTGGAGGAAGTACCAGAAGGGGTAGTAGAGATACCAAGAAACCCAGAGGTTAAGGTCAAGATAACAGGCGGTATTTCACACACTAAGGAGGGCAAGAGAGAGATTCTAACCATGTTAAGAGGTGGAGGTGATATAAGTAGACAGACACTACTACAGAACTTTGACATAGACCCAGAAGAAGAGAAGACCAGACTTATGCAGGAGAAAATGGAAATGATGGAAATGGCTATGGCTCAGGAGCAGATGATGGCCCCACAAGGACCACCCCCAGTAGAGGGAGTAGCCCCTGAAATGGAGCAACAGATACCACCAGAGAGTGAATTGACAGCGGGATTATAAGAAAACTTGTGATTTTTGCGTAGGGGGTCTTCCTCGAACCCCCTGCACAAGGCTCATAAGTGCCTATGCTATAATAGTGTATAGGTCACAAGCCTAGTTCTTTATATAATTTTATCCACCTAATTCGTCACTGAAGACGTTAAAATGTAGGTATATTTATGGATAATGAGGTAAATGATGTAAACACAGTAGAGCAAACTACTGACTCCTCATCAGAGTTAGAACAAACACCACAGGAAGATACTTCCATTTCTGCTGAAGAGCAGTCAAACACTCAAGTATCTGAAGGTGATGAAAATGTCACGGATTCTTTAGAGAAAAAGAAGATTCCTTATGACAGGTTTCAAGAGAAGGTCCAGGAGCTCAATTCTATGAAAGAGCAAATGGCCGAACTCAAGGCAAAGGCAGAAATAGCGGACAGGCTAAGTCAGGCTGTTAATCCTCAGGTAAATTCTCCTGAGCAACAAGCAAGACAAAGGCAACTGGACGCAGCCAGAAAAGAGCTTGAGGCTATGGGTTACGTTGACGAGACTAAGGTCGACCAACTAGTAGAGCAAAAGCTGAATGCGTACAAATGGCAAGAGAGGTTCGTTAATCAAATGGACTCTTTAGCTAAGAAGTACACAGGTAAAGATGGGGGTCCTAAATTTGAGGCTGAAGAAGTCGCCAAGTTTATGGACGAGCAAATGGCAAGAGGGAATCAGATAACTGATCCTGAAGTGGCATTTAAGCTCATGAATCTTGACCAGATAGCAGACAGCAAAGCTAAGGCCCAGAAGTCAAGCACTTACAGCGAATCGCCTGGCAAACCGATTCATTCAGAAACGGACCAGAGGAAAGCTGATTTGGAAGCCGCTGCCAAAACTGGGAAGATATCGGAGTTCTTGAAAAAGTACGCCGCTCCCAGCGAATAATCGAGGCTTTAATTTTAGAATTTGGTTCAAATGGCAGACTTTACAACATACGACAAGACCACGAACCATGAAGACCTAACTGACGTTTTAGTCACAATGGGACAGATGAAGAACCCCATGTTCTCCAATCTCCCTAAGGTTAAGGCAAAGAGTGTTCTTCATGAATGGCCAATTGACTCCTATGCAGACGCAGCTGACAATGCACAGACTGAAGGTTTTTCCTACAGTTTTGCTTCATTAACAGCTCCTACTAGAGGTCAAAACTACACACAGATATTTGCAAAAGATGGAAAAGTTACCAAGACTCAAAGAGCAGTAGACCCAGCAGGGTACAAAGATGAGTACGCTTATCAGGTAGAGAAAGCTCTTAAAGAGATTGGTAGAGACATCGAAAAAGCTCTTATCAATGGTAGTGCGGCCGGTAGTGGTACAACAGGAACAGCTAGAACTTTGAAAGGTATCCTCGCTTGGATAACCTCCAACGTTTCTACTGGAACCGGAACAGGAAGGGACATCGAAGAGGCTGAGTTAAATAGCTTACTTGCTGATATTTATGCAGCAGGTGGTGATCCTGACACCATTTTAGTAGCTCCTAAACAGAGAAACAAAATGGGAGACTTGTTCGAGAGTTCAAGGCAGTTCGTAGACAGTGTAAAGACTTTCACATCTGCAATCGCAGTTTATGAATCCAACTTTGGTATGATGCAAGTAGTAACGGATATTCAAATGCCTAACTCAGTAATTGCTGTGTTAGACTCAAGCACTTGGAAGATTCCACAACTACGACCAGTAGCAAAGGAAGAGACAGCTAAGGTTTCAGACGGTGACGGATTTGTAGTAGTCGGTGAATTGACATTAGCTTCTTACGCAGAGAAGTACAATGGACAAATCACAGGACTCGCATCCTAATAGTCTTACTAAGGTGAGGGGCTTCGGCCCCTTGCCAGTCTTAATTTAGAGGAAGTATCATGGCAAAAACAGAGGAAATACTAGAATCAATCGCCCCGAAAAACGACAGGGAGCGACTCATTTTCAAAGAAGCAATACAAAACATAGTAAGGAAATTAGACAACCAGAACAAGAAAATGGTTGACAACAACATTCCCTTATTTAAAGCTAACTACAAGCAGAGGAAGGGTGGCGACGGCTTTTCAAACGACAGGGAAATGCGGTTGGTTGCAGTAATTCCTACTGAAATGGCTACAATAGCTAAAAAGATGTACGGAGACGATGTGTTAACTAACAAGGCTAAGTTTAGAGAAGCCTTTGTTAAAAACGAAGAGGGTAGGTATTGTTTAACAGTTGACCCTAAAAGTATATAACTTAAATCGAGGAAACTCATGGAAAAGAGACTACTTAGAGTGTTGTTTTTACCTGCTGATGACGGAGGTTGTGGACACCACAGAATCAGAATATTTAACTCGGCCTTTGAAAGACTAGGGTTAGCAGACAGTGCATTGTTAGAGCCTAATACAGACGAGAAAGAGGCCAAGGCGGCCATAGAGTATGCTGATATAGTAGTAGGAAGGCTTAATACGATACAGTATATAAAACTAATCAAAAAGAACTGGCCTAAGAAGGTGGTAGTGTTTGACCATGACGACAATACTTTGCAGACCAAGCCAAGTAATCCTGCGTATAAGGACTTCGGAACAGAAGACGTTTGGGTTAAAGCTCAGGACGTTACTAAGACTTCTGCATACAAGAACGCTACTATTGGGACAAGGCTTAAAATGGAGAAGAGAGGAGAGATACCTCTATGGGTAACAGGTATTACAGACGGGTTTAATAGGTATTTAAACCTTGACCAGCATATGTATTTATCATGGGGACTCCAGGCGTGTGATTTAGCAACGAGTCCTGTTCCTGAACTTACTAATATGTGGGCTCAATATTCAGACTTGGTTGCTACAGTTCCTAATTGTTTAGACTTTAGTTACTACCCAGACGTAGAAGTCAAGTCAAAGAAGGACGAAATTAGAATAGGGTGGAGTGGAGGAAGTTCTCACAGTATGGACCTAAGGACTATCATACCTTCTATTAAGAAGCTAGCTAAAAAGCACAAGATTAAGTTAGTTATAAGTGGTTCACACTTCTCTGAGATATTCAAAGATTTAGGGGACTTGGTAGAATTTCACCCCTGGACTAAGTGGGAGGCACACCCTTACAGAATGAAACTACTTGATTTAGACTTTGCTTTGATACCATTAGCTGATGATGAGTTCTTCAATAAGTTTAAGAGCGAGTTGAAGATGATGGAGTTTGCAGCCTTGAAGATTCCTATGATTGTTAAGGATCAGTTACCATACTCTCCATACATAAAGAGGGGGGAGAATTGCCTTGCATACAAAACAGAGGACGAATTAGACAAGTGCCTAGACAAGATGGTTAAAATGAAGACCAAGGACAAGGAAAGAATGGCTAACGAGGCTTACAAGTGGGTTAAGGAGCACAGGGACGTAGAGAAAATAGCAAAAGACCTTGTTAAGGTATACAAGTCATTACTACCAGAAGAGACCCAAAAACTCGTGGTATAATTAAATAGGTAATCGAGGAAGAATTATTTATTAAGGAAATATAATGACGTTCCTCGAAATGCAGACCGCTGTAGGGAATCTTATAAATCAAGATGTTTCTACAGACAATCTCACAGTAACAGAAACAGAAGTTAAGTTTAACCTTAATCGTGGCTACCAGAAAGTTGTAAATAGAATTGCATCTTTGGCCCAGGATTATTATGTTAGACTCTCGAAGGCCAATTTAGTTGCCGACCAGAGCCTTTACGGGCTTCCTACAGACTACAGAAGGATGATAAGGGTAGAGATAGCCCCTGAAGACGCAGACGAGCGTTACAAGGCCTCTAGGGCCGACACAAATTCTTTTGACCACCCAGTCGATTATTATGGAGACTCTACCAACCCTACGTACAGTGTCAGGGGGAATAACATAGAGATTAAACCTACGCCAGAGAACAATATAACTAAAGGGTTGTGGATGTATTATGTTGAAACAGTATCAGACATGAGTGCTGATGACGATGAGCCTAATTTGCCACCAGAGTTTAGTGATTTACCAGTAGAGTATGCTGTGGCTAAGGCTAAGGCTAGGTTAGGGCTAATGGACGAGGCACAAATGCACTTAGCAGAGTTTTATAGAGAGTTAGAAGAAATGACAAGTGCCTTAGTAAATAGTAATAGTGACGACCCTGAGCAAGTGGTAGTGAGAGACCCTTATTTTGATTAGTTCTTTATAATGACAGACTGGACAGAAGTTGCAGACGTAACAACTGAATACGGGAGCGGGGACATAGACTTCGCTATGCTCTCAGAAGACGGTGCTTATATGCTTACAGAAGATGGGGAGTACATAGTAGCAGAAGGTCCTATTACTGATTACACGGAAGTAGCAGACTCAAGTGAGAGGTATATTCCAGAGGGTGTAGGATTAAAACTTGCTACAGAGTCTTTTGCTTGGCTCTTAACAGAAGGAACAAGAATAAGGCTAATACACAGTAAAACAGACTTTACAGAAGTAGACGACGTTACTACAACTTGGACAGAAGTCGGGGACGCTTAATTTAGAATTATATAAATGGCTAGAGAAGAAAAAACAATATCAGAATTAACAAACCTTCCTTCAGTAACAAGGACTGAGGATTTAATAGCTGTAGTAGATGTTAGTGATACTACCGATTCGGCGTATGGAACCACTAAAAAGACTTTGGTTAGTGAGTTTATAGGAGACACAGGAATTACTGGAGACACGGGAGTTCAGGGTGCTACCGGAGTCAAGGGTGACACTGGAGAGCAGGGGGACACAGGAATTACCGGAAGCACGGGAGCTACGGGCGTAACAGGAGTCAAGGGAGACACTGGGACTAAGGGTGATACGGGTGCTGATTCTACAGTGGCAGGACCACAAGGAGACACAGGAGTTAAAGGTGATACAGGCGTTCAAGGAGACACAGGTATTAAGGGAGATACCGGTGCAGATTCTACGGTAGCGGGACCACAGGGAGACACTGGTGTTATAGGGGCTACTGGAGTGACCGGTGCTACTGGGGTGGCAGGTGACAAAGGAGATACCGGAGTTGTGGGTGCAACCGGTGTAACTGGGATTCAAGGGGATACTGGAGCTACAGGTGCAACTGGCGTGGCTGGAGCAACTGGGGCTAAAGGAGATACCGGGATTCAAGGGGATACTGGTGCGGATTCCACAGTAGCCGGTCCTCAAGGTGATACAGGCGTTAAGGGAGATACGGGCGTTAAGGGTGATACAGGTGCAGACAGCACGGTGGCAGGGCCTCAAGGTGATACCGGGGTTAAGGGTGACACAGGTGTAACCGGTGCTACTGGAGTAGCTGGAAGCAAGGGAGATACAGGAACAACTGGGGCGACAGGCGTTGCGGGGAGTCAAGGAGACACTGGGGTTCAAGGGGAAACGGGAGTTATTTATGAATGGAATGGTGCATGGGCTACTGCAACAGCTTACTCTCTAAATGACACGGTAGAAAATGGTGGAGCAGGGTATGTTTGCACAACGGCACATACTTCGGGTTCTACAACAGAACCGGGGGTAGGTGCTTCTTGGGAGACCTACTGGGACGTGTTCGTGGAGAAAGGAACCACTGGGGATACCGGGTCGACAGGTGCAACTGGTGTGACGGGTGCAACGGGGATTACAGGTTCACAGGGAGATACGGGAGCTACGGGACCACAGGGTGATACGGGCGTCAAGGGAGATACCGGGGTTAAGGGTGACACTGGAGCAGATTCTACAGTAGCGGGTCCTCAGGGTGATACGGGCGTTAAAGGAGATACTGGTGTTCAAGGAAGCACAGGCGTTAAAGGAGATACCGGGGTTCAAGGTGATACCGGAACTCAAGGTGCTACGGGGATACAGGGTTCTACAGGAATACAGGGGGACACGGGACCTAACTCGGTAGAAACCACTACAAGCACGAGTCTTTTAGGGATTATTACAGGAGATGGGGCTAACATAGGAAACAAGACAAATCCTACAGGGGCAATAGTAGGAACAACAGACACACAGACACTAACTAATAAGACACTAGGTAGTCCCTTATTTGAGGGGGCTTGGGACGGCTGGATATCAGCTAATGAAACTTGGACTTATGCTAGTGCAACTACCTTTACTATTTCAGGAGATTTAACAGGTAAGTATAGCAAGGGAATGAAGGTTAAGTTTACCCAAACAACTGATAAATACTTTGTAATAATTAGTGCAACTTATTCTTCCCCAAACACTACAGTAACAGTACACCCTTATGATACTTCCACTTCAGTAGCCAATGCTACTATTACAAGTCCTTACTACTCTATGATGGATAGGCCTTTAGACTTCCCGGACAAGCCTAGTGTTCTTTTGTATTCAACTGTAGACCAGACAATCTCTAATACAGCTTTTACTCCGATAACCTTTAACTCAGAAGAGTTTGATTATGGTTCTTTACACAGCACTTCTACCAACACCTCAAGGGTAAACATTCCTGTTACTGGAAAATACCTTGTGAGTGGGGATATAACCTGGGATGCAAATTCTTCTGGAATTCGTAGGGTGGACATTTTAATAAATGGTGCTGGAAGACAAGGGGCACAAATGATGACCTCTGCCTCAGCTACGCTATATCATCAGGTAGCAACCAGTAGAATACTTAACCTAGATAAGGGTGACTATGTAGAACTATCAGGGTATCAAAGCTCTGGGGGAGATTTAGCTATCAAAGGGATGACAGACGGAAGAACTACTTTTGGAGTTGCCTTATTAGAGGTTTAATTTAATCGCAGGAATACCCTGCTTACAAGAATGAAAGAGAACAATATTTAAACAATGTATAATATATTATGAAGAGAATATCGGAGTATAACAACATAACAACAGTAAGTGAAAGCGATGTATTACCTATCGTTGATGTAAGTGATACAACTCAAGCTACAACAGGAAGCACGAGAAAGGGGACTATTGAAAAGATAGCAGACTACTTAAAGAGTAGAGTAGAGACACTTACTAATAAGACACTTACTACAGCAAGGCTAAATACTCCTAAAATAAACGAAGACGTTACAGTTACCGCAACTTCTACAGAGCTCAACCAATTAGACGGTGTGACTGTTGGTGGTACAGCTAGTGGCGACATTATAACCATAGACGATACACAAACACTAACTTATAAAACCTTAACAAGTCCTACTATTACTGGGGGAACTATAGATGGGGCAAGGCCGATGGTTTCTGTTTGTCATTTAATGACTGGGAGTGGGCAAACCTTGACAAATCTCGCTAACACAGCCATTACCTTTGGCACTAATACAGAGCTTTATGACCCATTTGACTGGCACTCTGAGTCTACAAATACTTCTAGGATAACAATAGGAACTGCTGGCCTTTACTTTATTTATGGCTCAATTCAGGCTAATGATGACGCAACGGAGACTATAAGAATTGTCGGTATTTATAAAAACGGGACTAAGATAATGGATTCAAGGGGTGGAGTTGATGGTTCTGGAAGATGGGCTATGCCTGTATTTACCCCAGTTTCTTGTGCTATAAATGACTACATAGAACTTAAATGCTACTTTCAGGGTGCTACTGATGGTTCGGTAGTTGTGGCTAATTTGGGGGTAATGAAGATATAAACTTAGAGAACAGCCTAATGAAACTTAAACACTACATACTAGGAGCAGGTCTTTTAATAGCCTTGTATTTTCTGCGGAATTACATTGCTTACATATTGTTTTTATTAAGTTTAGGAATATTTAGATTATGAGTGCAATAGTTGATAGTTATAGTGAAAGTAATCAGGATAATACAAATTTCCTTTATGATGTAGGTGGTAACGAAATTAGAGAAGCTGGTCAAAGTTTTACTGGTGGTGGGGGTGTACTCGATTATGCAAAATTATATATAGCCAAACAGGGTTCTGCAGTAGGGAGTATCCAATGTTTTGTATACGCTCATTCTGGTACGTATGGAACATCTTCTGTTCCTACTGGTTCTGCGTTATCTACATCAGAATCTGTAGATATATCAACTCTCTCTGATTCGTTATCCCTTGTGACGTTTCAATTCCCTAACGATTTAACCTTAGTTTCTGGAACTAAGTATTGTCTTGTTTGGTTAGTGACTGGTACTACAGGGGGAACATCTAGTGATAAAAACTTACTTTATGGAAGGGATGTTTCAAGCCCTACTCATAGTGGGAACCTGATGTATTACTCTAGGTTTGATTCAACGTGGAATGCAGTTAGTAATAACGACGCCATTTTTTATGTATACGAGAGTAGTACAGGTTGGGTAAGTCCAAGTGTTATTGAGAATGTAAGTTATGTAGCAAATGCTGACAATATTAAGGCTAGTGATGATACTTATGGTTCAGTAACAACAAGTTTTATGAGTGGGTTTTCTACTGATGGAATTATTGACCTATATATACCGTCTGGTGCTACCAATGTTAGAGTGAATGAGGACAAGGCGTTTACTTCTTTAAGTGGAGACGACTCTTATAGAAGCATGGGGGGAAGTAGTGATTTGTGGGGAGAGACATGGACAGTAGATGACATAAATAGTGAATATTTCGGTATTTACTATTTTATTGACAGAGTAGATTTGAATAGTGGTAATTTTGATGCTCGAGGGTTTGGTTTAAGTATTCCTAGTGGCTCAACGATAGATGGAATCGAAGTTAGGGTTGAAGACTTTGGTTCTAGTAATCAGAACTTTATAGATAACATCCAGATTAAAGTATATTACACAGAAGGTTCTACTCCTACAGTTGGAACTAAATACCACCTACCTCCCTTTAAGAGAAGTTAAGATGATATAATTAAGTATGAACAAATCGAGGAACAAATGGAAAGAAGCTCAAGAATGGGAAGCCAAATGGTGGTCTGATTGTAGAAATACGACTTGGGAGGAAGTTAAACAAATGAACCTAGCCCCATACCTAGGTCTTCAAGTTATACCCAATGAATACACTAATTACAGAATCCCTATGAATGGGGAAACTATCTTAGATATAGGAGGGGGACCTTCTTCTATACTCCTTAAAATGGAAAACATTAAGGGAACAGTAATCGACCCTTGTGATTATCCTCAATGGGTTGCAGATCGCTATAAAGAAGCAGGAATAGAATACTTAAAAGAAAGAGCCGAAGACCTAGATACTAGCAGAAGATACGACGAAGTGCTTATATATAATTGCCTCCAGCATACCGAAAATCCCAAGAAAATAATAGACAACGCTAAAAAGGTTGGGAAACTAATCCGCTTGTTTGAGTGGGTCAATACAAGGGTAAACGAAGGACACCCACACGCTTTTACTCCTGAGCAATTAGAAGAATGGCTAGGGGGCAAGGGCAAAGTAACTAAATTATCAGGGGGAGGGCTTTATGGAACTTCATTCAGCGGTGTCTTTCTTGGAGAAAACTATGATTCCAAGACAGAAAAAGAAATTTAGAGTCCACATAGTAGGGCTATCACATTTACCAGTTAGTAGGAAATATATGGGCTGTGCTTTCACTTTGAAGGCATGGAAGATGGCTCGTATGCTTATGGAGCAGGGTCATGAAGTTTATGTATATGGAGCAGAGGGTGGGGACGCACCTTGTACTGAATATGTAGAAACCCATACTTTAGAGGACATAGCTAACGAATGGGGGGACGGGGATAATCGCTTTGACATAGGTTACGATTGGAGAAAAGGAATGTTTAGACACGATATTAACAAGCCTAGAAGTAAAACCACACAGAAGTTCATAGACAATTCCATAAAAGAGATTAACAAGAGAAAACAATCAGACGATTTTCTAATGATTATGCAGGGTTATTATAACAAGGACATAGCAGACGCTGTGAACCTATTTTTAACAATGGAACCAGGTATAGGATATAGAGGGAGTATTCCTCAATTATCGACAGGTAGAACAGTCTATAGGGGCTTTGAGAGTAGTTACATTATGAACTACACTTACGGGAGGGAAAATGCTAAAAATGGCTCGACTGCAAATGGTGCATACTACGACAGGGTATTTCCTAACTACTTTGAGAAAGAAGATTTTACTTACAAGGAGAAAAAGGACGATTACTTCTTCTTTATAGGGAGGTTAATATACAGAAAAGGTGTAAGAACAGCCATTGAAACAGCTAAGGCACTTAATACTAAGATTTACATAGCAGGACAACTTGACGACAGTGAAAAAATAGACATGAGCGATCCTCTAGTAGAGTATATAGGTTATGTTGACCCAGAAAAGAGAACCGAAATGATGGCCAATGCCAAGGCTTGTTTCATACCTACTTATTACTTAGAACCTTTTGGAGGGACTAATGTAGAAAGTCAATTATGTGGTACACCAGTACTAACAACAGACTTTGGGGCTTTTCTTGATACAGTTGTCCAGGGTGTAACAGGTTTCAGATGTCACACTTTAAGCGATTTTGTAGAGTGTGCTAAGTTAGTTGACACGCTTGACCCTAAAAAGATAAGGAAACACGCAGAAAGATACCTAACCGACAATATGCAGTGGGAATTAGAAGACTGGATGAGGGAACTCTACCAGGTATACTTATCAGCTACAGTTCCAGGCACAAAGGGGTGGCATTACACTCGTGATATAATTAAATAGGGCTTCGAGGAACTAAATTTGACTACTTTACTATGGAAGTTCAGAGAACCTCGAGGGTTAAGACTAAATACAACGATTTTTCAGGTGGTGTGCAGGTATATACTTCTCCTTTATGGGTTAAGGACAATGAGACCCCATTTTGTCAGAATATAGACATAAGCAGACCAGGAGAGTTAAGAAAAGCACTAGGATACACTCAATTAGGAACTACTACAGGTGGCAATGCCCCAAGAGGGGGATTTGTATTCGACAAAGAAGACGGAACAAGTACTATTTTCAAGGTTACTGACAACAAATTAACTAAATGGGGGACAAGTTGGACAGAAGTTACAGGAGCAGAAACCATAGCCTCAGGAACAGACCCGATAGAGGCTAGGCTTATGTATATCAACACAGGGACAGGAATAGGAACAGGAGCAGACACCTTTGTAGAAAGAATGTACTTTACACTAGGACTTAATGACGAAGTTAAATACACGAACGGTTCAACTATCGGAGAGATAGCCAATGTTTACGCCAAGCATATAGAAGCTTACAAGGGAAGGATTTATCTCGGAAATGTTAAACAAGGCTCTAAAGCCCACCCAACAAGAGTATTATACGGTGGAGTTTCGGATGATGATTTTACAGACCCAGACTTTATAGACGAATTAGGAGAGCCAATAACAGCATTAAAAGAATACTCGGGGAGTTTGTTTATATACTCAGAGAACAAACTAGCCGCTTATGACGAATACAAATTACAGGTAATCCCAGGAAGTTATGGGACTACCAGTTCGGCCACAGTACAGGATGTTATGGGAAGACTTGTGTGGTACAACCGAGGTGGGGTTTATATGTATCAAGGAGGAGGTTCTCCACAAGAGATAAGTAAAAGAGTTCAGGACTGGATTGAGGCCATATCAGATGCTAAGGAGGTTACAGCAGGAGTAGATGAAGAAGACAGATACAACCTTTACATAGGGGATGTAACAGTAGGGGGAGTTGCTTATAGTGATGTTGTACTTAGGTATGATGTTACATTAAACGCTTGGGACATACTCCCAGACAGGCCATTTAAGTACTGGTTAAGGAAAAGAAGTGGAGGGGTCTTTGAAATATATGCTACGGATGTTGACAATGATAAAATGTGGAGAGTAAACAATGGCAGATCGCTTAACGGAGCAGAAATAGAAAGTGTATGGCAGAGTGCAAAATTGGACATGGGACAACCTGATACACTTAAGAACTTTTATAAAGCACACGTTGTATTCAAGCCACAAGGCGTAAATGAGTACTTTACATTGCAGTACAGACTAGACGGGGCTACAGGTTGGAATAACATAGGCAATACTACAAGTAATGTGTCAGTAAGTGGTAGTGATGATATAGAAGTTAAGAAGTTAGAATTTCCTGGTAACACACAGGGTCAGTTTATACAGTTTAAGTTATCGCACAATTCTACTGGACACGGATTTAATTTATATGAGTTAAATATTAACAATGACGAACTCAGGTCGTGAAGAACTTAATGAGTACCTAGAAAAGCCTTTAGAATTAGAGGCTAATCAATTAAGTACCTCGGTTAGTTTATCTGCTACAAGTTTGGCCACAGGGGGACTTAGTGGGAGGTTTTTGATAAAAGACTCCGGAGAGATTGTTATTGTAGACCCCAATGGGGTTGAAGTCGTAAAGATTAGTCAAGAGGGTCTTTTAATTAGTGATGGGACTGTGAACCTTGTAACTATTGATAAAACAGGAATAACTGTAAATGACGGGACCAATGACAGGGTTAAATTAGGGGATATTTCATAATGTATGGGGCTAAAGTAAGTCGAAAAGGCTTTGATGTGGGCGTAGCTAGTGATAAGCAACTGGCCTTGTCTAGTGAATGGCCCTTATTACCCATAGAAGCAGAGGGGACATTTAATGTAGTTGCTGGAGAGACTTATAATGAAGTTATTTATACCCATAATCTGGGTTATATTCCAGTATTTATGTATTGGCAGGAAATCGGAGGGAAAAGATATGTTGTTGGAAGGGAGTTTTTTTTAAACATTTATACAACAACCACGACCATTCATTTAAATGATACTATCATTCGTGATACAGCAACAATACACTGGAAGGTATTTAGAAGACCACTCCTATTAAATTATGATGCTGGCAATATAATCTCGACGGATGCATCTAAAAAAGATAGCGGTGACTATGGTCTATTAGTTAGTCTCCCTGAGAAAGGTGTTTCTTCAACTCAAAAAAGAGACTTTGGAGTTAGAAGTGATACCAGACAACTGATGATACATAAAACAGGATACTTTGGAGTTGGTACTGGAGGCTCAACAATAACTCACAATTTAGGTTATCAACCTATGTATTGGTTTTTTATAGAAAACTCATATCAAAACCCTGCTGGGGCATACTCTTTACAATATCAGGCTGATGACTTTGTTGTTTCGGCCACTACAACAGCTTTATATTGGCAATTCTATGGGGACCCTTCTGCCATAGCGACGGCATATTTAATTTTTAAAGACCCGATAAACCAGGTAGGATAATGGGAAAAATAAGCGTAGAAGACGATAAAACAATGATGGTAAGCCTTCCTGGGAAGGACGCTAACACTTCGGACCCAGAAGATATGGCCCTTAGGTCCGGTTTTGATTATCCTAAGATTGAAGAAAATCTGGTAGGTGTTATTGATTATACCGTTCCAACGGGTACGAGTACTAATACTTATACAGTGGCGACAATAACCCATAATTTGGGGTATATACCTTGTTTTCAATGCTTTGTTCAGGATTTGGATGGAATTACACCGTCCCAATTTGCCACTCTCCCATTGAGTGATGGGTCTACTTATAATTATTTCACGGCTTATACAACCACAACAACCTTTGTTATTCAATATGTTGTGATAGAGGGAGGTTGGGCTCCTCCAACTTGGCCAGGATATGATTTTAGGTTCAAGTATCAAATTTGGGTTAATGACTAGTTCGAATAATGGTGTGGTATAATTATATAAGAGTATCGAGGGCATTTATTTGTTACTAAGAAAGAATGAAAATAACCGTTAGGCCTAGAGACTCTCTAAGTGCTATTCTCAAG